CTTCCCGACCTCCTCCGCCAGGGCAACATTCCTCTCCCGATTCTCTTTAGCTTTCAGCACCTTGAAGGCATCATCGAGGGACTTGGCGGCCTGGACTTCCGGGTTGTCCAGATGGCGGGAGACAATTAATTCCCGGCGGACTTTCTCCTGATAAGCACCATCTGATCTGCCTACCAATTCCCGCGTAGTATCCCCGACAGTCCAGAGAGCTTCCCCCGGAATTTCCGGAAAATCTTTAACTGCTTGGGATTGCCGTAGGACGTGCAGGCGCTGATGGGCCGATGCCAATTCCTGCCATGAGAGGTCTCTGCGCTTGAGATTCTCATCCAGTTCGGCTTCTTCTGCTTCCAGGGGGGATAGTTCCCCCAAATCCACATAAGGCACCTGGCCCTCTTTGATCTGCGCTCCATCATATACAAGGCGCATACCGAGAACCCAGAGGTCTTTAATAGCCCGGAGGCGCCTTTCCCCAGCAACAAGAACAAAGCCTTCCGGGGTCTGGCGGAGAACGGGGGCATGCAGGAGGCCGTTGTCGGCAATTGAGGTTGTGAGTTCCATCAGGGAATCGGGATCGAAGTCCTGACGCTGGCGGGTATCGGGGATTATTATTGATTCGATGGGAATTAGATTCATGGGAGGTGAGTTCCTTTATCGGATATAGGGTAGAAATCAATTCTTTGCCGTTGCCTTGCGCTTTCCGGTATGGGGTGGCTATGGTAGTATTCGGGGTATAAAAACGCGGGAAATAGGCTTGTGGCGTAATCCCCGCGAAGTATTATTTATTACTCCCAAGGATAAAAACCCGACTCCCAAGGCGTCCCCTGGGTGATACTGGTTAATTCCAGTCGAATGGTGCGCTTGGGCTTCTCCCACCTACAGTTGCTGTCAGTGGATACCAGAAGGCGTTCCGGGTACGATTCCTGCTAGAGTTTCTGCACCCTCTTGATCTCTGCGAACACCTGATCCCCGTCAACCCGATGCTGTACAAATCCCAGGGCCATCCGGCCTTGAATCATGCTAAAAGAGAAAGGTTGGCCGGGGGAGTTCAGCCCAATAGCTTCCCGCAATTTCCCTAAAGAAACATTCTTCCCTTTCCCCATATCCAGTTGCCCTCCTTCATTTAAATCGAGCATAATTCCCTGCTTGCAGGTAACCTTCTCCCGGCCGCAGAACATCTTAACTGATTCGTCTTCGATTGACCACTGAATGTCAAGCGCAAGTCCGGATTTCGAGGGGTCTGCTTTCCCTTGCCATTGCCGGACGGTGACTTTTTCTGCCAGCATTTGGTAGCCGTTGCCAGACATGTTATCGGGAGGGTTCAGGATAACGGTGTCGTTGGAATCGGTAACGGTACTGTTAAGGAAATCGTTTGGATCAAAGCTCATAGTAATACCTCATAATAGATTTTTCAGTTTAAATAGATTAGGTTTTTTCAAAGTCAATTAAGATTTCTCGGTTATATCTTCCCTCCCCTGGATTTCCATTTATCAATAATCAACCCAAAACTCGGCTGATTGTTGCTTGCTATCGGCGGTATCCCAGGACCACTTATCTCCGTTCCTAACCGCCAGAATAACATCGGAGAACATAGATGGGAGTTTCGGCGGAAGGGCCTTGCCCAACGTACTCACCATCAATTTAACTCCCCCTAGTATCTGATCCGTTTCCCTTTCGACATGAGCCAGCAAAATAAAGTGACAAGGACAATTATCACAAATTCTACGCAAGAAATTCTCAAGAAGATTCTGAGCAAGCCCCCAATCTTTCTGGTCACGGTCTGCCTTGCCTCCTATTACCGCTTTCATTGCAGCATCTGATAAGCCTGTAAGTCCGTCGATTACTATTGCTTTGTCCGTACCCCAGGTGTCGATGCAGCCGTATTTGTTGCCAAGGTCGTCAGTTACATCGTTGAAGGTACGGAGGAACATTTCAAACTGGTTATATTTGGAGCGGTTCGGGTCAGTCATTTTCTTCAGGCTATCATAGGCCAGGCGGTTTACATACCCAACGGAATCGGCCATGTCGGACCAACTGGCAGCCGGGCCTTTTATTGTTATGAAATGGAGATTTTTGGGAACTTCTTTGCCTTTGTCTGTCCAATATCCCCGCAGGGACTCGGAACCCGACTCGAAGGCGAAATAAAAGACCTCGATTCCGGTGTCAACTAACGTTCCGATACTGTGCGTTTTTCCCGTCCCGGCTGGCCCCATTTCCATAACATTCACTCCTGGTAAACTGCTTTTTTCCTCATCTGCCATTGCATTTCCCCTTTTTCGTAATATTCAATCGCCAGTTCTAGCTCCCGGAGAACAACCTCCCTGGGGAGTCGGCAATTGTACTGCCAATCGTATTCACACCAGATGGAACCGGGGATCTGCCACCAGACCGATTTAGCCGGTTGGCACTGTTCACAACACCCCTCGAATCCGTGCCACCTGCGCTGCCCATCAACCCATAATCTGGCATAGACAAGGCCACAGGTTGAACAATACCAGAGATAGGAATGTTCGCATGGGCCTAGGGCCGGACTGGTTCCGTAATGTTTTTCATGGATGTAGAAATAACGGGTCATCAGTCTTTTCCCTGAAACATTCCATTACTACACCACCAGGAATAAAGATACCACTTTGTTGCGGCACTGTATTCCATACCATAGCCCTTGTTTTGGTCATTTTTCCTGTAGTAAGGCTCACCAATACAGACACAATTATATCTGCACATTCCGTTTACCAGAGGGCAGAAAACTTTTGGGTTTATAGTTTTTTCTTTTTCAACGGCTTCCTTTGCTGCTTCTTCACTGTCAAATTCTTTCATTTAAACTCAGCCTCCCACTCTTCTATGGGAATTTCTTTATGCTGCGTCGGATCCCAAACCCTACGGGCAAAGTCCTGTTGCAATATATCATAAGGGTTTTTAGCTTTGCATACTTTGCGGAAACTGCAGCCACCATAGTCGTTGCAAGCCGAATCGGTATTCTTATCCCAGGGATTGCCTGACCGAACGCAGCTGCCATCGAGATCTTTTTCGTATTCCTGCAATTTGTAGAAACCGAGCATTTTTTCTAGTTGCCGATACATCAAATCTTCCCAGCGGTCCAGTTCCCAATCGGCTCGGTAGGTGATTGCCTGGGCGGTGTCGTATTTGGTTTTCAGTATTGAAATACCACGAACAATCGCCCCTTGCATTGGAATTCTCAACCTGCGACCGGCCCAGCAATAGGAGGTAAACTGCGAACGCAAATCCCACTGATCTCCCCACTTTTGCCCCAATTGGCTTGTCGTTTTCTCATCAAAACAATACACACCCCCGGCAAAGCTGGCAACCATATCCGCCCGACCTGAATATAAAAGCGGGTCGCCGGTAGTTGGGTGGGAAATGTCCAGGGGTTCGATGAAAGAAAATTCTATCCCTCGGCGTCCAGTGGGCAGCGTGATGGGTTCGGCTCCATCTGCGCCAAGGGGGTAGTTGGAGAGATAAAATTCCAGTGCCCCAACCATGCGAGTAAGTGATTTCGCAGAATCCGATGGGCAATCAAAATCATCATAGGCAATGATAAGAGCACGCAACCCTGCGGCTTCCGAATCCTGGGCGCTTTTTCCATTCTCAAAGAACTCCTTTCTGGCTACTTCAATCCCCTTGGCGAATGCCCCTCCTGCTACCAGATGCACCGATTCGAACTTCGGCTTCCAGTGCTCAATGTAGGACAAATAGGCTTTATATGGGCAGGCCCGGAACGCTGACAGCATTGAGGAGTCAATGACGCCGGGGAATACAGGTACAATACCGAGTTCTGCACGGATTTCTTTTTCATTCATATCAAAGCCCCTCCAGTTCGCTTAATAGATCCTCTGAACTAACCACCTTCTTGCTAGTTCCCTTTGCCTTGGCCGCAGTCGTAGCTGTTGACCGATTAGCCCGCAGGAATTGAATTGCTTCCCGCATTTCGGCCAGGGTCAACGACCCCTCGGTGGCCTTTTGCCGCCAGATTTGTACTTGTTCTTGGATGTCCATATCAGACCTTTGGAGTTATGGTATAAGCGGCGAGGATTGCCTTTGGAGTTATGGTATAAGCGGCGAGGATTGCCTTTGCTGCTTTCTTCCCGGCTTCTTCGTTCAATCCCGTGGCTACAATTACCGCCAGGAGTTCTTGTTGTTTCTCATACTCCAATGCCTTTGCTTCGGTGGGGAAGTATTTGTCGGAATTTGCCGTGAACCATACCAGTTGTGATTTTGCCATTTTAATTCTCCTTCTTTTAGGTTAATTGATTGATTACCATGAGCCAAGAATCAGCTTTTTCCGGGGCCGGGTGCAGGCTACATATAGACAACGAAATGCCTCAGCCCGATTCCGATTTATTAATATATCATTCCAGGCCACAAAGCAGTTCTCATAGGTTGATCCCTGTGCTCTATGTGCAGTTATCGCATAGCCATATTGGACTTTATGAAAGGCGTCGCTGAAGGTCCAATAGTCTTTCCAGCGCTTTGGCGCTAGCCTTGCCTCATTTGATAGGTGGGTCTGATTGAAGCGAAATTCGAACTCTGAATCCTTGTGCAGGACAAGTAAATTAATCCGCTTATTTTCATCCGTTATTACTGAAAGCGACCAAACCTTGAAAGTAGGGTAGAGGGGGTGCTGCACTATCTCTACCAATTCCACTGTCCCTTCGTCATCTGTGCATCCGATTGGTTTGTTGTTCAGATCAGATGCTGGTGTCGTAAGGATAATCCTGTCCCCGACCAGCCAGGCGACTTCATCGGAATTGTCGAATATCTGACCCCGAATAAGCTGATTCATTCCCGAAACGGTGGAATTGCGCCAGGCGATTGCTTTGGTTAAAACTAAGGGATTGCTGAAGTCATTTTCAACTGCAGCACGAATAATCATCTTCCTGAATTGCTGCGGTACTGGGCTCCAGACTCCTTCAACGAGGTCGTTGTCGTTTTCTAGCTGGATGCTCGGTGCAGGACT